CTATCTTGAGCAGATCGGATTGTCCCAAGCCTTGCACTTGCAGAGATAGAGAACATCGTTGGCGGTCAGCCTCGCCTTAAGCCCACGCGACAGCCTCTCGATCTCGACGCCATCAGCGGGGCGTTGGTTCACGCGCTGGTATGACTGGCAAAAGCTGTCCATGGGTGCGGATTGTTCGAAAGCGCAAAACAGGAAGCAGAACTTGACCTCACCCGCTCGCGCGACCGACAGCGTCGTTAAGATCATCAAGCTCGCGATCAGATAGCGCATTGATTTTCTCCAGCAGCCGCTTGCCTTCAGCCGTCATGCCGAGCACGGCTTTCGCCTGCTCGGCAATCTGGTGTTCCTGTCCAGCGTCGAACTGCTTTTGCTCACTGGCTCGATCCATGAACCATTTTGCAATTTGCAGAACGAGCACAGCGATCTGGGCATAGGTCACTTGGCCACGACTTTGTTGGTGTAGGACGAAACAACGTCAGGAGAGGTGATCGCGCTAGCCATAGCCGGTTCGGCAATGATGGTTTTGACTTCCGGCAATGCCGCGGCGGAGGCGACAACAGCCGATCCGCGATTGAAATATCCCAACACGCCAGCGGTGATGGTGGCGATTACAGAATCTACCAGGACGCTCCACGTCGTCGGATCGACGAATGGGACTTTGCGTGAGAGCCACGCCACGATGATGGCCACGACAGGCGCGGCGATGTTCTTCAACTGAAGTGAGTTCATGATAGCTCCAATGATGTGATGATGCCCTGTGGCCCGACCGGGCGGCGGTATTAAGCCTCGTTCGTCGAGAGCTTGCCGTTTGATGCCAGCACGACCTTGCGGACATTCGCTGGCTGCACCGAATAGCTAGACCGGCGCGCGCGATATAAACGCGACTTCGCGATGCGCGTGATGCAAACCTTGTCGGACTGGTTGCCACCAAGACAGTGAAACGCCGCACTGTCTTCGCCAACATACAGAGATACGTGGCCGCCACCGTTGCGCTTGAACGTCAATACATCGCCCAGCATCGCTCCGCCTGCGGCAGACTTGCCGAAATCCGCCCAAGACAGCGCCCAGAGCGGGCTATCAACGACAGGCCGCCCTGCGCGATGCGCAATCAGGCCCATGAACAACCCGCACCACGGGATTGAGTCATGGCTGTATGTTCTGCCCTGCCCGATTTCTGCCGCCCACGCCAAGATCGTGGGATTGTCCCTCGCGCCCGGTCCTTCGACCGTGCCGAAAACCTTCAATGCCTCGATCAGCATCTTTGGGCCCGGCTCCTTGGCAAGCCAAGCGTATTGAGACAGCAGCGGAGAGCGCGCCGCCGATGGGGCTGCGTTGGGCATTGGATTCTTCTCGGTAGAAATTCTCAGGCGCGTGATGGCTTCGAGATAGGTTCTAGTCGTCACAGCCTCGCGTCCGCTGTCGCATGCGCCCAAAGGTAGGTGCCCTGCGGCGTCGAGACATTGTTGACAATAATGAGTGCCTGATAAATTCCGACACTTCCCACTATAGATGCCCTGTCAGTCGCGGCGTTCTGCTCGCGGCACTGACCGCTTGCCCCGGTATAAGGGGAGTAGCTTACAACATTGGGGGCAATTCTTTTTGTTTGCTTGAAGAACCAGGCAGATACGGTGTTGTAATTATTTGCCGAGTACACAATCGAGCCAATAGAACCAGCTACGGAAGAATTGCTGCTATAGGCGGTCCCCGGCGCATCGGCCAAAGGATAAGTCTTTTCGTAATACCTCTGGCAAAGATTAAGTTCATTGGCGAACGAACGAAACGCTAGCGGCGTGGCCTGAAGACCCTGCTCAAGTTGGACCTTGCTGATATCAAGCGTGACATTTTGTGCCTGCGTGCTGTCGGTCCAGAAAAACACATGCAGATTGTTCATCGATCCGGACACGGTGCCGGTCAACGAAATGCTCGCTAGCGCATTAGCGGTGAGAGCGACCGAGCCTGTCGCAACAATCGTTGTCGTCGTCGAGATGAAGAAGTTGCTAGGCGTGAATGTTGCGTTTGTCCAGTCGTTGACCACATCCTTGGTCACGCTGTCGCTTGTGCCGGTCCATTCGACGATAGCGTAACGCAGCGTCGTCGAGACTGACATGCGGACGCGGGCAGAGAGCGTGACGCTCTTCCCGCGCAGGTCAAGCACGTTCGCCGCTTCGAGCGGCTGGATCAGCCCAAACCGCTGCGCCGATGCCTGTGATTGCGTCAGGCGGATCATGTACGGCGTACCATTCTCCGCCGTCGTGACTTGCGAAGCGGCGACAGCGCCGGTCTGTGTCAGAGCCAACCACTGGTCAAAACCTGTATACGCACCGTCCGCCGTCGATCCCGGCGTGATCTGCGCAATCTGGCCAGAGGGATTGATAACGCGATTGCGGAAGCCGAAAGCACCATCCAGCGACAACATGCCACTTGAGGTAATGGCCGCAGTCGTGCCTGCATTCTGCAGGCCTGCACCGGGCGAAATGCTGGTGACGGTGCCCGCACCGCCCGCTCCTGAAGGCCCGCCTACCTGTCGCCATAGGGCCGTCGCGGCGTCATAGATCAGTGATGCGCCCTGATTTGGCGTCAATGTAAGATCTGCGCCGAAAGCAAAACGATTGGCCGCAGCCGACGACACGCTGGCGTTCTTCAGAACAGCGTTTTGCGAACCAGCGTTATAGATATAGATCAACCGACCGTCAGACCCGCCTGCAAGACCTGTTATGTCCCTGCTTGCATCTGTTGAGATGCGAATAACCGAACACGTTGCGAAGCTGGTCGGCGCATAGTCGTTCTGGTTCGACGTAATCTGCGCCGGCGATATCACGCCGCATAGCGCGATCCCGCGCGGCAGCGTGGTGTTGCCGGAACTCTGGTCGACGCTTAGCGCCTCGACAAATGTACTCCCGTCGTTCGACACTTTGAGCTTGAAAGCGTCGGAGCCGACAAGGCCGAACTCGGCGCGGCCCGAAAACGCATCGGAGAACACCACCGACGCAGTCTTCGCGCTGCTCTCCTTGGAAATCTGCACCCGCGCGTCGCCCGTGCCACCGCTCGCCACAGCGATGGCGTTGAACAAAGCCGCGTTAGAACGCACCGTCAGGAGATTGGGACTGGACGCGGTGGTGTTGACGCCGATATGCGCGGCATTATCGAGCGCGGTCGTCAGGTCGCGCAGGCTGCGCCACGATGTCCCGTTATAGACGAAAATGCCGTCGTCTCCTGCGGACCACAAGAACCATCCGATCTTTGGCGTCATGAATCGCCACGTGCCGTCTTCCCAGGTCGCGATATTTTTCGCCTGCCCTGCCCATGCGCCGGTCGCGCTTGCACCGACGACATGGCGGTCGCCTGCCGACGGCGTGGAAGGTGGCGCGGTCAGCGTGGTGGTGAGCACGCCGATCTGCACGGCGGCATCGAGAATGCGCAACGCGTCATTGTGCGTGACGTGTTTCTGCGCCTGGCTGCCGTCGATAAACGGCATCCCGAGATTGGCTGTGTTTGTCATGATGTCTCAGAGCGTGAGAGTGAATTCAGCGGGGTGTCCCCGCCCGACAGTGCTGGATAGCTGCACGACGCGTCCGTGAAAGCTGGTCAGCGGCGCGCCGAAATCGGTCAGTTCATCGGCGCTGGCATAGAGCGCGGACGGTGACGCGCATGAAATCGTGCGCACCACTGACGCGCCCGACAGAATTTCGAGCGTGTAGGCTTCGGTGTCTTCGCCGAGCGGCACTTCGATGCCCCAACTGTCGCCATCGCGGCGCGTGCGGCGTATCCACGAGACGTGAATGCCGTCGCCCTTGCGGCAGGCTTTGACCTGCACCGGCGACAACGGCAGCAACGCGGTCGCCTGCGGTGTCACAGTCAACGCGAGCGCCGCTGAATCGTCGTAGCTGCGGCTGCTCGCGACGATCCTCACATCGATCGGCCGGTCCAGTGCGCCGAGGCCGCTGGCAAGCGGAACAAGCTGATCGTCAAGCAAGACGAACGGCGACCCCACGGGCAAAGGGGCAGCGATGGCATATGCGCTCCCCAACTGCCCGCGCAGCAGCCGCGGCAGCTGATACGTTTTGTCGTCGACCAGTTCGGCATTGGCATATTGCAAAATTTCCCAGTCGCCCGCCGCGTTGAGGACCGCAGCGGCATTCGCGCCGTCGAATACGCGCGCGTCGGTCACGGAGGACAGCGCGCCACCATAAATCAGCACGCGTACCGTGTTGGCGCGATCCCATCGCGCCGTCGGCCCGGCTGGCAGAGGATCGAGAGTTTCTCCGATTATCGCAGGCGCAAACGCGGTCGCGGATCGCGCAAAGCTCAGGCCATCGGTCGATTGCCACGCTGTCACCGAACCCGGCCACGGATCGGCGAACAGCGCCAGCCGCGTCAACACCGGCGGCTCCGTTGCATCGAGGCACGGCAGATCGAGCACAAGCGCCTGCACCGGCCCAAGCGCGGGCGGGATCGCAGGCGGCTTCATGCGCGGCGCAGTCAGCGGCACCGAGAACACCTCGGGGTCTATGCTGCGCGCAGTGACTTTACGGGACTCGGTGTCGACCAGTTCGTTGATCTCGAACAGCCGCCGCCGGTCGTTGATGGTCACGCCGACCACATCGCCCGGTGCAAGCGCAAGCCGGTTTATGCCGAGCGCGAATTCGACGCCCTCGCGGCCCGCCCACAAATCCTGGAGCCAGATATCGGCGCGGCGTGTGGCGGATGCATCATCGGTAATGATGGCAAAATCCGAATGCAGCGCGCGGTTCGATCCGCCCACGAGCCGCCGCGACGTGACGGCGGAGCGGCGATAGTCTGACCCGCCATCCGTGAATCCGAAACTGATTTCACGCGGAAGCTCTGTCTCCTGCCCCCGCGTCAGTCGCGCAAGTGGCCCCTTCTGCGTATCGACCATGTCGTCTTCGCTGATCTCCACCACGGGCGCACCGCCGCGCTGCACGAATGTCAGTTGTCCGCCTGCCACTGTCGCATCGAACGCATAGGCCATCGCCAACGGATCGATCATGGCGCGCGGCGACATCGGCCGGTCCACCACATAGCCGTCGCAGCTTTCGCGCAGAGCGTCGGCATTCGCGTCTTCGATATGGGCATCGTCGAGGATCGCGCCGACCAGCGCGTCCAGCGGCGCGCCGCCGAGACGGCCGGTCAGCCAATGCCCCGTCTGCCAGTTCGGCCCGTCGCTCCACACATCTGTGGCGGCGGGAAATACCGGATAGGGCCGCGCGTCCCAGGTCCATAGATGCAGCGCGGACACATCGATCATCCGTCCGTCATAGACAGGCGAAATCGGATTGAACACATCGCTCGCGCCGAAATCCGGATCGAAGGTGGCAATCATAGTTTCGATGTAACGGCGCTGAATCAAATCGTCGCGCCGTGCGTCGGAGAAATAAGGGACGTTGCCTTCCGTCGATTTTGGATCTGGAAACACACTCGGCTGGTTGGCTCCCTTGTCCACCGCCGGACAGCCGACCTCCGTCAGCCAGATCGGCTTGCTGCGCGGCGTCCACGCCGTCGCGCTGCCGAGTTCAGTTCCGCCGACGCGCTCAACATGCGCGTGCGACCACCAGTTCCAGAGATCCTTGGCGCGGAACGTCCACGGCTTGCCGAGACCATCGGTAATCGGCGAGCGGGTCTGCTCGGCGCGCGCCCCGTCGCTGGCGTAATACCAGTCATAAGCTTCGCCGCCGTTCACATTGGCCGCGAGATAATCGCGATCATAGATCGTCGGTGTCAGCGCCGCATCCAGATGCCCTGCATCGTCGCGCCAGTCCGACAGCGGCGCGTAGTAATCGATCCCCACCGCATCAATGGCAGAGGATGCCCATAACGGATCGAGCGGGAAGCGCACCTCGCTGCCGATCACATGCGATCCGTATTCGGTCCAGTCCGCGCCGTAAGTCACCAGCGTGCCTGCGCCGACGATGGTCTTTACATCCGAGGCCAGTGTCATCAGCGCCTGCACCGCCGGATACACGCCGGACGCGGAGCGCACGCGCGTCAGCGCCTTCAGCTCCGATCCGATCATGAACGCATCGACGCCGCCACATGACACGGCGAGGTTCGCGTAGTGCAAAGTCATGCGGCGATAATTCCAGCCGCTCGTGCCACCGCCGGAAAAGAAAGTGGAAATCTGCGTCGCGGCCGTCGCAGTGCCGTCGGGCGAACCGCTAACACCGGGTGCCGGATGACATGTGATGCGCCCGCGCCATGGATAGACCGGCTGCGAAGATGCACCGCTCCACGGATCGGGCAGCGTGTTGCCAGCCGGAATGTCCATCATCAGGAACGGATAGAGCGTGATCTTCAGCCCGCGCGCTTTCAGCTCCGCGATCAAATGGCGCAGGCTGTCGTCGGACGGCGTGCCGCCGAACGCCGGACGCCCCTCCACTGTCGAGACGGCATGCGCCAATGGCCGGTATAGACCCGCGACCGACCATATTGCGCCGGACGTGATCTTGATGGTGCTATCGACCGATGGACGCACAATGCAATTTCCCGCACGCAAGTCGTTGCCGAACCACGCGACGACAACAGCGACGCGCTCGAGATTCGGGCAGGTCGCCTGCAGATCGTCGAGCGCAGCAACGACATCGGACCGCGCCTGACTGACATGGCGGTTTTCCGGCGCAGAATGACCGACGCCGAGCACGCGCACGACGGCTGATGGCTCATAGCCGAATTCGGTGGTGCCGGGAATCAGAGTGACCGCGCGCACCATGCGTTCCAGTTCTCCGACCGGGCGCACGATCTCGAACGACAATTGCGGAATGCGGTTGCCGAAATCCTTCAGCGGCAGCCGTTCAAACACGACGTAGGCCAGGCCACGATAGGCCGGCGCGTTGTCCGCGCCCTCTTTGGCGACGATTAAACCGTCAGGCATCTGATCTTCGGTGCCGCGATAAACGCGCACGTTCAATCCTGAAACATCGAGCGGCTTGCCGTCGGCCCAGATGCGGCCGATATGCCCGATTTCGCCTTCGCACAGACCGACTGCGAAGTTACCGAAATAATTATACGTCGTGGTGGACACGGAGCCGCCACCCATGCCGCCTTTGCCGCCGCCGTCGTCGGTGTCCGTGGACACCACCTCTTCAAGGCGCGTCGCCCAGATCACCTGCCCCGCCAGCCGCGCGCGACCGTAGACCCGCGCGATCGGCGCGCCTTCGGTCGAAGCCATGATGTCGAGATCGGCCAGCCGCGGCCCCTGCACGCTGCGGTCTTGCGCAAACACTTTATGATCGATGACATTTCCGATCAGTGCGCCCGCAATACGGCCCGCGATCGCGCCCGCCGGACCGAACACCGCGCCCGCAGCGCCGCCTGCGATGGAAAGAACGAGGGCTGCCATCAGTCACTCACTCCCGGAAATCGGAACGCATAGGCAAGCCGCCTGCGCCACCACGGCGAGAACGCCACCTCGCACACCGCTGCGCCATCGTGAGCGTGGATCATCGTGCCGTCGGATGTCGCAATCGCCGCGTGTTTGGCGACGAAGCCTTCCCGCCAGCGAAACAGCAGCACGTCGCCGCCTGAAACATCGTTGAGCGCGACCGGCACCAGATGCCGCATCGCTGCGTCGGCCAACGACTCTTTGCTCGACGCTTCCGCCCAATCCGGTGCGTAAGGCGGCGGCTGCTCGGGTTCGATTCCGACGCAATGTTGCCAGACGCCACGCACCAGACCGAGGCAATCGCAGCCGACGCCTTTGAGCGCGCCCTGATGGCGATAGCGCGTGCCGATCCAGGTGCGGGCTTCTGCAACGATTGCATCGCGGGTCAAAATCATGGTCATGATCCCCACCCACCAGACGAACCAGCCATCGACCTGCCGTCGTTGCCGCCGCCTGCATCCGGCGCGGCAATAAGAAAATCGTTGCCTGGAATTTGCGGAAAGCCGCGAAAGTTGACCGCGTTCGCGAAGCGATCCCGGCACGTGTCGAACTGCTTGTCGCAGCCGGCGGTCACGACGAACGTATCGCCGATGACAAGAAGTTCAGGCATCGCCTGCCAAAGCGAGAGCCGCGCATGACCCAGGATAACGCGATGATCCTTGATCTCGACCGACAGGCCATTGTTTGCGCCGCTGCTCCAGGTCAGCTTGCCGCCGGTGAACCAGCCCTCAGCGAAAGCATCGAGACCTGACGCCACCAGCGCCGACGTGGCCGCAACGCTCGCAACCGCGCCGATGCCGCGCAACGCCGGTGTTGACAGATCGACCGTGCAGCGCGCGTCGCCGAGATCGGCACCGCATCGCGCCGTGAATAACCGGCCGCATTCCTGCGACAGAGAGTCTGCAAGCCCGCGCAGCTCGGCGCTGAACGCCTGTCCCTCCCGTTTGACTTCGCCGAGCGTGGAGCGCGCGGTGAGAATGCGCAGCGAGACATCGCTCCAATCCACCAGCCAGGTTTCGACGCTTGCGGCGTCGTAACGTCCGGCGGCGAGATCGCTGTCGAGCAGCGCAGTATCGGACAGCGCGCCTGCGATCTCCGCGCCGTCCACCGAAAGCCCGAAGCGGCTTGTCGCCTCTGACGAGGTGAATCCGGTGCCCGCACGATAGGTGAGACCGTCGATGACAAGGTTACAGTCGTGATCGGTGAAACCCTGCATAGCGCCGTCGCGCCGCGTCAGCTTCCAGCAATGCGCCAGCGTGGTGACGCCGCAGTCGAGCTTCGCCTGAAATGCGGAGGGAATGCTTCTCACAGCCGGATCTCCACCAGCGGAATTTTCGGGATCGCGCCGGCAGCAAATGCGGAAAGATCGACCTCGAGATAATCGGTATCGAAACGCACTGGCACGTCGAATTGAAAACCAGCAGTCACCGCAGCGCCAAGCGCGGGAATATGTCCCGGCAGAAACGTCACCACGCCGGTTGCCGTATTGCAGGTGAACGCGCTGCCGGACGCCACCTCACTCCCCGCCACCGCGACACGCACACTGCCCGGCACCGGCTTCTCAATGCTGCGCGTGTAAGGCGCATAGATAGTGCCGTAGCTTTTCAACAACGAGAATGTGGATCGCACCCCGTCGCCCGCGCCGAGCGTCTGATCGAGTGGCGAGATAGTCGCAGCCGGTGCAGCCGACGAATGATCCAGCCGGTCGCGCCAGCGAAAGCCGTATAATTGCCCGCGCCGTTCCTCGAAAAACGCGACCACCGCCTGCAGCGCATCGAGCGTCTTGATGCCATAACCGGCATCGTAACGCCGCCGCGAATGCGACCAGCGCGCGTTGCGCTCCTCGCGTCCCGAGCCGAAGGTGACGATGTCGGTGCGCCGCTCCGGCCCGCCCGCGCTTTTCAGCGCGATGTCGAGCGGAAACAGAACCTCGTGAAAACTGGCGGGCATGATGGTGTCCGATCAAAGCGAGCGCTGCCCGCGCGACACCGCGCGCGCGATCTGGCCGGTGATGTAATTTTCCGAACGGCGGAAGCTGTCGAGGTCCGGCGTCGCGATTTGAATCACCACGCTGTTGCCGCCGCCGCCCGCGCTGGCCACGCCGAGTTTGCCGTTCGGCCCGCGCGTCAGCGGCATGATTGCTTCCGGCCCCGCCTCGCCTGCGAGTCCGACGCCGCCTTGCATCAGCGGAAAATATGTCGGCGCGCCGATCACGCCGCCACTCGCGAACGGCTTCACCGCACCGCTTGCAGCAGCAAACGAGATTCCCGGCGATCCACCGGTACCGGTGATGCCGGAAAGAAGACTGCTCAACCCTCCGGCGATGCTTGACTCAAGCGGCTTGAACGCGAGCTTCAGAGCGAGGTCCGACAACCTCAGCGTCAACGACTTTAGAACATCATCGAACTGCTTGCCGCCGACGACCGATGCGGTGAACGCGCTCGTCATCGCGCGCGAAAAAGCGGTTGCGCCTGTGGTCAGGTTTTTCGTGCTCAGCGAGAGCGAGCCAAATGTAGACGCTGTGTCGTCTGAAGAATCGATTGTCATGCCTGATCCTCTCGCTTGTCGGGAAACTTCCGCATCAGGTCGTCGAATGCGCCGCGGTCCATCGGTTCACGGCTCGGCCCTCGCCTCGCCGCCACCGCATACGCCAGTTCACGCGGTGTCATCCGCCAGAAATGCTCCGGCGGCAGCCGCAGCACGCCGAGGCCGAAACCGATGGCCTGCTCCCAGGGAAATGGTTTCATCATGATGCGATGGGCGGGCCATCGAATGTCGCCGCGATCAGTTCGGCGGCGATACGCACATAGCCTGTCGCACCGCCGTCAACCGTGAGCGCTGCAACCTCGTCGTCGCTGATCGCTTCGCCCGCGCCGCGCAAGCCTGCCGCGATGATGCGGACCAGATCGCGCGCGGACAGCCGTCCGCTGCCGAAGCGCTCGGCCAGCGCCATGAGATCGTTCGCGCCAAACGCAGACTCCAGTTCGGCCAGCGCGCCCAGCGTCAGGACCAGCGTGCGTCGCTTGCCGCCGAGGTCGGCAGCGATTTCTCCGCGATAGGTGTTCGCCATCGGGTCAAGCCGCGGTAAAGGTGATCGCGCCGGCAGACTCCAGCGCAAGATCGAAAATCACCTCGCCGTTGTGCTCGCCGGAAAATTCGAGGCTCGCGATCTGGAACAGACCCTCGACGGTGCCGAAATCCGGCACCACCACCTGACATGATTTCAGCACGCCATCGAAGAACGCCTGCCGCACCATCGCGTCGGACGCGCCGTCCTTGAACAGACCCCTGCCCGACACCGACGCGCGTTTAACACCTGCGCCTGCTAGCAACTCGCGCCAGCGGTCGGTGGATTCCGCGTGCGTTACGTCCACCGTTTCGGCGTTGAATGCGATCCTGCGGCTGCGTAATCCGGCGACGGTGACGAAACTCGTCCCGTCGCTCATCTTCAGCAGCAGGTCTTTGCCTTTCTGGGCACCCATGATGATCTCCTCAAATGTTCGGTTCAGTGACGGCGCGAAACCGCACCAGCGCGTGATAGGTGCGCCCGTCGTTCTCGCGGCGAATGTCGGCAATCGAAAAACGCAAGTTCACCAGGCGGTGGCCGTCCGGTGTCAGTGGCGCATCGTCGAGCGCCTGCAGCAGCGCGCCAGCGATCACATGCGCCTCGCGATGTCCGCCCTTGCGCGACCAGGCATGCAGCGTCAGCAGATGCTCTTGCGTCAGGCCCCCATCGGACGACGCATCGATCAGCCGCGCTTCGCCGAGCGTGACATAAGGAAACTCTGCTTCGCGCGGCGGCTCGTCATAGATGCGCGTGCCGCCGAGCGCGGATGTCAGCGCGCTGTCCGCGCGCAAAGCATCGTGGATCGCGGCGCGAAGCGCGACATTGGCTGTGGTCATGTCGATGTTCCGGATTAGCCGATGCGCGTTTCGGCATCGATCTCGATAAAGCGGCGGTCGTCGCGGTCGCGGATGTTGACGATGCGATAAATCCGCGCGCCGTCGCTGAAGCGATGTTGCAATGTGAGCGAGAAATTGCTCCGCAGCACGATGCGGTAGCCTTGTGTTACGCCGTCGGCATCGGCTTCCACGTCGCGGCGCGCGGACACAGGCGTCACTTGCGCCCACACGGTCGCGAATGCCGTCCAGGTGCGGACCGTGCCCCCTTGATCGTCGAGCGTCTCGATGGGTTGCTGGATCACCAGCCGCTTTTTCAACTGTCCGGGATCGATCATAGCGACAGCACCCGATAGGACGAGATCATCGCGTTGACGGAGGCCGGCATCATCGCGACGCTCTGACCGATGGCGATCAGCCCGCGATTTTCATACCAATGCGCCACCAGCGTGCGGATCGCCTGCAGCAATACCGGAGGCACATCGCTCCCCGCCGCACCGAAGCCGACCTGAAGATCGAGTTCGATCCCCGCGACGCTGCGTCCCGGCACCGGCAGCGACCATGCAGGTGCCGCAATCGCGCCCGCTGCTTTGTCGATCACGAAAATCTCCGTGTCGATCGCGCTCGCCGCACCCGCTGCATTGAACACACGTGCGGCGGTCAGCGCGCGCAGCGGCCCGATACGCGGCCTGATGCGGCCACCTTCCGGCCAGCGGTCGAGCACCAGCCGCCAGGTCTGCGTAATCAGTCCGCTGCGTGTCAACGCCTCGACATGGTTGCGCGCGGCGGCGATGAGCGATGCGATGATCGCATCGTCGTCGCCATGTTCCACGCGCAGAAAGTTCTTGGCATCGGCAACCGACAGCGGCTCCGCCGCGGGCGGAATTAGAAGATATGCGGACATGAATTGAAACTTTCGTGTTTAAAGAACGCCGTTCGCGCGGTTGACAAAAGGCGAACAGCAAGGCTCAACCTTGCGGATGATCTCGCCCACTCGCCTCATCGCAATCGCTGCCGTCACCTTCGCGTGCGCACAGCCGTCACATGCCATCACCGGCAGCCGCTCCGCGCCATCGGAGACGGTCGCGCGCAGCGTGGTCACGGTGATCGGCTCGCGCGGCAATGTCTGCACGGGCGCCATGATCGCATCGAATATCGTGCTCACCGCCGGTCACTGCATCACACCGAACACGTCGTACCGCGTGATCGATTACACGACGCAGCCGCCGCGCCTTGTCAGCGCGCAGAAGGTCGTCACACATCCGCAATTCAACACGCAGGCGATGAACGCGCATCGCGCCACGGCGGATGTCGCGCTGCTGCAACTCCCCTCGCCTGTTCCGGGCAAGGCGGCAGCACCGCTTGGTGCGCCGCGTTTTCCGATTGCGCCCGGCGCACCGTTCACCATTGTCGGCATCGGCACGACGGCGTCGGGCAGCGACGCGGGCGTCGGCACCGCGCGTGCTGCGGGGCTGACGGTAACGGGTAATCCCGGCACGCTACAAATTCGCCTGGTCGATCCGTTGACGCAGAACACGCGCGCGGGCGTCGGCGCATGCACCGGCGATTCCGGCGCGCCCGCGTTCGAGGATCAGAACGGCACGAGCGTCATCGTCGGCGTCGTGAGCTGGTCCACGGGACCAAACAACTCGGACGGCTGCGGCGGCCTCACCGGCGTCACGCCACTCACTTTATATAAAGACTGGATCGTCAAGACCGCGCGCAGCTGGGGCGCGCCGTTATGACCCTGTCGGCAGCACGGAGCGATCTCATGACACGCCGCGCTTTCGCATCAGGCCTCAGATCGCTCGCCGCATGTCTCGTTGTCGCGCTTGCATTGCCTCACGCAGCGCAGGCAGAGCCCGCACGTAAGCTCGATCTCTCGACACCGAAGCAGAACTCTGACGGATCGAAGCCGAAACAGACCTCGCGTCCGCGCTCGTCGTCGTGCAGCGAATTTGGCGCGGGCTTTGTGCGCATGCCGGGTTCGGACACCTGCGTCCGCATCGGCGGTGGCGTCGATATGGGCGTCGGCAGTTCGCGCTGACTCTATCGCCGTCCGCGATGCCGCCACTTCTTGCGCGGATAAACCTGCGGCGGCTGCGTATAAGGCTGCGACTCTCGCCAGTAACGCTCTCGCGATTCTTTGAGCGCGCGCTGATAACCCGGCGAGTTCATGAGGTTCGCCCCACCGCCGCGTGCGTGGGCCGAATGAAAGAAAAACAATTCGGCAATGACAAGAAATAGAAAACATGCGATCATGCGTTTTGCGAAATACCTCATTGCGAATGTCTCCTAATTCGAGCAAGCCAACGCCGCTATCACTTCTTTGACGGTTGCACTCAGCTTCAGCCCAGTTTGAGCTTTATATCACCATCCATGATGCTAAGTGACATTCCGGCGTCTCCCGCTTGGGGGAACCACTTTGAATCGACAATAGCTTGAAGTTGGGCGCGCGCCTCTAGTGGCGCAACCTCTTTAGTGAGTTTGGCCGCTTGCAGCCGAACATGCATATTCGGAAAATCGAACAATCGCAGCAACGCGAGACGCCGATCGCCAGGACGGCTTTTCAGTTCGTCGTGTATTTCTTTCATGAAACCAACGAGGCGGTTGTAATTGGCTGTTTTCCCACTGAGAAGCGCTTTGTCTTGTGAGCGTGCATTTTCCGCGAAGAGTCGAACTAAATCGTCCTCATTCATCTCCGAAAGTTTGACTTTCTTCATGGTCTGAGCACCTCGAACAGAATTAACGCGCGACGTCCAACCCTCATACGCTCAACCCAATCTTTATCGGACAAGTACTCTCGTGGCGACAACCAATCATAATCCGGGTTACGCGTGCCGTACCACCCTGTAATCTGATAATGCTTCAACCTCGGAATACTGACGAGGTTTGATGGATCATCAATCTCGCTCCGCGAAAATCCAAATCGCTCGGCTTATAAATCGTGGATGGCCGGGACACGCCCGGCCATTACATTTCTTGAAGCGATGCCGTCGTCAGCGGTCAGCTCGCCGCGAACTTCACCAGCTTGATGGCGTCGAAGTCCTGGACGCCGCCGCCGACACGCTTGGTCGTGTAGAACAGCACATACGGCTTGGCGGAATACGGATCACGCAACACGCGCACGCCGACGCGGTCCACAATCAGGTAGCCGCGCTTGAAATCGCCGAAGGCAATCGACAGCGAGTTCGCCGCGATGTCCGGCATGTCCTCGGCCTCGACGAGTGGGAATGTCATCAGCGATGCGCGTCCGCCTGCCTGCGCCGGCGGCTGCCACAGATACGCGCCGCCGGAATCCTTGAACTTGCGGATCGCGGCCTGCGTCTTGCGGTTCATCACGAAGGTGCCGTTCTGGCGATAGCCCGCCTTCAGCGCGTAGATCGTATCGACCAGCACGTCGGACGGATTGCTGCCGGGGAACGCGCCCGCCGAGCCGCTCGCGACATAGCCGAGATTGCCCCAGGTCCACGAGCCGTTGGCCACCGCGGTGTAGTTGAGGAAGCCCTTCGGCTTGTTGGTGCCGTCGCCGTTGACGAAGGCAGCACCTTCCTGAACCGCGAAGGTCAGTTCGACTTCGGAAGCGATCCACTCGTCGATGTTCACCGCCGAGTCGTCGAGCAGCGTCGCGGTCGCCGCCGGCATGGCATAAAGCTCCATCGCCGGGAACGAGAGCGCGTCGAGCGTCGGCGATGTGGTTTGCGTCCGCGCGTCGGTCTCGCCGACCCAGCCGGTCGCAGGGCCTGCGGTCATGAACGGCTTCTTGTAGACGTTGCCGGAAATCTCACGAACCGACGAGATAGCGCGGATCGGCGAAATCGTAGCGAGGCGCTGACCGATCTCGTGCTCGAGTTCAACCGGCACGAGATAGCCGCCGTCGGTGTTCGAGCCGACCGACATGGCCTTGGTTTCAAGCGAGCGCAGCGCGCCGCTCTCGCCTTGGCGCACATAGGCATCGAACGCGCCCTTGTGTTCGCGCGCGGCGGTGTCTGTGTGGCGGGCGCGGCTACCATCCAGCGAAGGCCGCGCGGATTTCAGCGCGAGATCGTCGATCCGCTTCATCTGCGCGTCGAGCGCAGTGTTGATGCGGTCCACCTTCTCGTCGAGCAGCACGTCGGCGCGGCGGCCGAGCGAAGCAAGGCGTTCGTCGTTCGAGGCTTTGAACTCCTCGAACATGGTCATGATGGCGTCGTGTTCGCCGCGCGCGGCGGATGAGATGCCGGATTTATGTTCCGGCGCGGTGACGTGCAGAGAGTCGTGCAAGGAATCGTGAGAGTCGTAGTTCATGTGGTTCTCCTAGTATGGATCGGTTGAAAAGCAAATTCGCAAACAAAAACGCCGCCCCGGAGGGCGGCTGAAGCACTGAAGCTAGAGATTTGCGTGTTATGAAGGGCTAGAGATATTGTCCCGTAGAAGCAATCTTCTCGTCGATGTCACGCTCAAGTTCGGGATAAGCCTTGATGGCCTTATTAAGCAACGCCACACTCACCGCATCAAGCGCTGCGGCGATGTCGAAGACATATTGCTTATACTCGTCTGGCTCGCATCGATCCTTCAAAAACGGCAAGATATCCTGCAGCTCCCTTGCAATCCGAAATGATTGTCGAATCGTTTGCCGCGCGACTTCGATGTCCATTTATAGCTCCAAACTATCGATTTAATCCCAGACACGCGCTGCTCGCAGATACTTTCCCGAACCCCTTTCGAGCCAGCGCTCAACTTAGAAGGCCAGATCGCGTAACTCGAGGGGGAGAAACTCGCGCTTCAACTCATCTTTGATACCATCAGCAGAAACAATAGTGCCCATGCCGGGCCACCCATCTGCCTTGTTTCGCAAAACCTGCATGGTGATTTCCCATTTCGGAAAATCAGCAAGAATGAGCTGAAAATTTCGTGCGATCTGCGGCCACAGGGAAGAAATAACAAGCTCCGTCTGAACTTTATTCCAACCCCAATCGTCCTCGACGATAAAATACTCACGCTCGCCAATCATTCCTTGCTGCGCAAGCTCGCTGAATACAAGCTCGACCGCGTCATATAATTTCTGCCAAGTATACTCATGCTCTTTATTTCGGTCGTGTTCGCTCATCGCCATAACTCTGCCCGACGGCATCTCAATCGAGTTGATTCATTCGCAAGTCCGAGAGGGCGGAGCAAAAAAGGTGCAGCGTCCCGTTTCATCTATTGAAAAATCATACTGTGAAATTGAGCTGGAAAATACTCGCGCTTTAAGTCGTCAATAATGTTATCGCGGGAAATGACAATACCCATGCCGGGCCATCCCTGCTCGCGGCCGGCAAGACGAATCGTGATCCGCCAGTCAGGATACCGGGCAAGAACGCTTTGCAGCTTCTTTGCAAGTGATGGCCACGCCAAAGACAGCGGAAGTTCGACTTGCAAAACATCCCAGCCCCAATCTTCATCGACAATCCAAAAATCATCTGCGCCAATCAAGCCTTGATGTGCAAAGTCCTTCAGAAGCGCTTCGGTCTCGTCGAACAATTTTTTCCAGATGACTTGGTGGGATCGCTGATCGTCGCGATCATTTTCGCTCATCGCCATCACTCCCCTCGGCTGCGGAATCGGAATATTCGACGCAACATCCTCATAGTTCGATTGTAGTCTCGTATCTTAGGGTTTTCTGATTCCCGAATTTCCTTCAGAAGATCGTTGGCCTGATCAGGCGTCATTCGATTTGGTTCTATACCGCGTTCCTTGAAAAATCGCTCAGCTCCCGGGTCGCCGCATTGTATTGACGATGCTCTTCGTCCCAATAATGTCCTTTTAAGACACCGTCCAAATCAGTTCGCCCGTTAGGAATTTACCTGTACTTGCCTCGTCGAACACGCGTCGGGTTTCTGGAGGTAAATCCCATTGACGGAAAATTGCCTGCGGCAATTCATGATGGCCGCCTTTTGAATAATATGGCGTTCCATCAATATCAAAAAGAGGCTTTCCATCCGACGCGAGCTGAACGTCATTTTCTGTGCTCTCACTAGGCGCAATCTGAAACAACCCAGACAGATCAGTGAAATTCGGCAAATCACCGAAATTGATTTGACCCATCGGCGATGCCGAACTGTTGCCGGAGTCACCACCCGTATCAGTCCACCGGCCGCGCCAATCGCGGGGCTGGTCCGGGCTGTACTTACGTTCGTCGGGATGCAGCGGCTTCAGCCATCGCCCAGCATCCGGGCGGATAAAGCGAACGCGCTGGTGCGCATCAAAAACATCTGCATGCCGCATCATGGACGCAACGCCTGCGTCGGCGCGCGCCACTTGGTTTCGGCGCGCGTGCGCGGAAGCGTCCGGCCGGGGATGTGCCGCGACTGCTTCACTGCTCGCACGCGCGCCCCCGCCAGCAGCGGGAACGTAACGATCGAAATCTCCCAGAGATCGACCTGATACAATTTACGCACGCGCGTTTTCGGATCGATCTGTCCGCGCACCGTGCGATAGCCGATGGAGAGGCCGTCGATGGCACCCTCCTTCACCAGCGCGAGCAATTCGCGCCCGCGCGCCACATCGGGGATCAAGCGCCCCCTCGCCCACAGCCCGCGAAAATCCTCATGCAGATCGAGCCACACGCCGACCGGCTCTGCAGGATCGTGCTGGAACAGCATCGGGATCTTCCGCAGTCCGCGTTGCTTCAGCGTCTGCGCGAACGCACCGGGCATCACCATGTCGCGCGCCTGGTCGATCTCGCCGAACAGGCTGGCATAGCCTTCGACCGTGCCGTCAACGCTAAGCGACACACGTGTGGTGGATGACATCGGCGCGTGCAT